TGTCCACTGCAGCTGACATCGTTGCCGACCCTTCTGCTCCTGACGCATTTGTGCGTGGTATTATGGAGTCAAAAGAGTGGGTTTTCGTTGATGGAAAGTTTGTGGAAAAACATATTGAAGAAGTTCAGTCTTTTATTAAGAAAACTTCATCAAAGAATTTACAGGAAGCCAAGATTAAGGCATTCCAACATTTTCTGAGTAAAATCAGATAAGTTATAAATAATTTAATAGAACTATCCAGTTACAGGAGAAAACGATGTCAATCGAACAAAAAATCGCTGAAATTTTAGCAGAATCAAAACTAGCAGGTGCTGAAGGTGGTAGCAAGACTACTACTGAAAACGCACAAGCTGGAGATCAAGCAGTTATTAGAACTGGTGACCCAGTTCCAAATGGTGGTGAAACACCTAACCCAGACAATGCTCGTAACAATGTTGATGACGAAGATGAAGCTGCAAATGCTACATCTAAGAAAGCCAATGTTGCTACTGCTAAAGCAGAAGCTGGTGACCAGTCAGTAATCAAAGGTGTCAAAGAAGATGTTGACGCACTATTGAATGGTGAAGAACTTTCTGAAGAATTTAAACAGAAAGCAGAAACAATTTTTGAAGCTGCAGTGATGAACCGTGTTAAAGCGGAAGTTGCTCGCTTAGAAGAAGAATTCGAAGCAAAACTCCAAGAGAGCGTTGCGCAGAATGTAGAGGGACTCGTTGAACAAGTTGATGGATATCTCGGTTATGTAGCCGAGCAGTGGATTGCACAGAATGAAATTGCCCTTGAGCGTGGTATGAAGTCAGAAATCTTAGAAGGTTTCGTGAATGGATTGAAAGGTCTATTCGAAGAGCACTACATCGATGTTCCTGAAGAGCGTTTTGACGTTCTTGGTGAAATGGAAGCAAAGATGGAAGAACTCGAAGCAAAACTTAATGAACAAGTTGCTGCTAACATCGAATTAAGCAAGACTCTTGCTGAAGCGAAGCGTGGCGAAATCGTTAAGACAGTAAGCGAAGGTTTGACAGATACAGAAACTGAAAAGTTTATGGGTCTTGTTGAAGAATTATCTTACGAAGATGCTGAAACTTTTGAGACAAAAGTTAAGACTATCCGTGAAAATTATTTCACAACCAAAGCGACTGCAGAAGTTAAATCTGTAGTTACTGATGCTCCAGTAGAGGCATTGACAGAGGGTAAGAAGCTAGACCCTGTAATGTCAGCTTATCTATCAGCACTCAACAAATAAATTTTAAAAGGAAATAAAAATGACAGTTCGTCAAGATTTAGTTAAAAAATGGGCTCCGATTCTTGAATCAGAATCAGTAGCACCAATCAAAGATAACTACCGTAAGGAAGTTACTGCTGTTCTTCTAGAGAACCAAGAGCGTGAGATCCGTCGTGGTCACGAAGCTATGGGTGAGTTGAACGAAGCTGCTCCAGCAAACGCTGTTGGTAGCTATGGTGATACTGGCGGTTTCGCTAAGTTTGATCCAGTTCTAATCTCTTTAGTTCGTCGTGCAATGCCACAGATGATCGCTTATGACGTTGCTGGTGTTCAGCCAATGACTCAACCAACTGGTTTGATCTTCGCAATGAAGTCACGTTATACTAGCCAAGGTGGTACTGAGGCATTGTTTAACGAAGCAGATACAGATTTCTCTGGTACTGGTACTCACTCTGGTGCGTACGATTTCGGTGGATCTGAAACTACTGGTACTGGTCTAGCGACTGCCGATGGCGAGCGTTTAGGTCAAGGTGGTACTGGTGATGGTGCTTTCGGTCAAATGGCTTTCTCTATCGAAAAGACTTCAGTTACTGCAAAGACTCGTGCTTTGAAGGCTGAGTACTCAATCGAATTAGCTCAAGATATGAAATCTGTTCATGGTCTTGACGCTGAAGGTGAATTAAGCAACATCCTTTCAACAGAGATCCTTGCTGAAATCAACCGTGAAGTTATCCGTACAATCTACAAGACAGCTAAAGCTGGTGCTGCAGTTGGTACTACTACTGCTGGTACTTTCGACTTAGACACTGACTCAAATGGTCGTTGGTCTGTTGAGAAGTTCAAAGGTCTAATGTTCCAAATCGAACGTGAAGCCAATGCAATCGGTCAACAAACTCGTCGTGGTCGTGGTAACTTCATCATCACTTCAGCTGACGTTGCGTCTGCTCTAGCGATGGCTGGTGTACTTGACTACACTCCTGCGTTACAAGGTAACAGCAACCTAAACATCGATGACACAAGCACTACTTTCGCTGGTGTATTGAATGGTAAGTACAAAGTGTATGTTGATCCATATACTGCAAACGTATCTAACACTCAGTTCTTCGTTGTTGGTTACAAAGGTCAGTCAGCATTTGACGCTGGTTTATTCTACTGCCCATACGTACCACTACAATTGGTTCGTGCAGTTGATCCTAACAGCTTCCAACCAAAGATTGGTTTCAAGACTCGTTACGGTCTAGTTGCTAATCCATTCGTTAACTTGGATGATGGTACTTCTGGTCAAGACAACTTGACTGCGAACGCAAACTACTACTACCGTCGTGTTAAGGTTTCTAACTTGATGTAATCCATCGAGTTGGTTACGAAACCGACAAAGAAGCGGTAATTTAAAAGAGGATCTTCGGATCCTCTTTTTTTATTCCTAAATAATTATATGACTAATCCTACTATTACCTGTCCGATTCCAAGTAACATCAATCCATTATCGCCTAATGGGTTTCTGTTTACTATCCAAAAATTACCTGAGCTAAACTTCTTTGCTCAGTCAGTTAATCTTCCAGGAATTACATTGGGTTCTCCTGAATATGGTAACCCATTCCAAGTACAACCAATCCCAGGTGAGTCGCTAACTTATGATCAATTGACAGTGCAGTTTTTAATTGATGAAACAATGACAAATTATCAAGCGATTTATAACTGGATTGTTGCTCTTGGTTTTCCAAATGACTATGAACAATACACAACATTTGTTAGTGAAGATAATCGTGGTATAACTTCAGAGTTGGCAACAAACTATTCTGACGCAACACTACAAATTCTTTCTGGTAATAATCAGGTTGTAAAAACTGTGCAATTCGTTGATCTATTTCCAATTGCATTAGACTCATTGCAATTCGCAGGAACAAATACTGACGTGCAATATCTAATCGGCAACGCTACATTCCGCTACGGATATTACAAATTCTTGTAAGACAAACTTGATTTTTTTGTAAGATTACTGTATAATAGCAGTATCTAAATTTGAGGTTATTATGAATATTGAACAATTGCAAGAAGAGTGGGATAAAGACTGCGAGATTGATGACAACTATCTCGGAGAGCATGCCACAAAAACTCCAAAACTCCACGCTAAGTACATTCGATTTTTAGTCAATGTAAAACTCAAGCACACCAAACTCCAGTCAGATTATAATCTTCTACGTAAGAATAAGTTCCGTTACTATCGTGGTGAACTATCACGTGAAGAATTACAAGCACTTGACTGGGCACAATGGCAAGGTATTAAGCCACTCAAGAATGAGATGGATGAATTTCTGTCTGGTGATTCAGATCTAAATACATTAAGAGTCAAGATTGATTATCTTGAGACAATGATTTATTTTCTTGAGTCTGTTCTTGGTCAAATCAAATCTCGTGATTGGACTATCAAAACAGCAGTTGAATGGAAGAAGTTCCTAGCAGGGATGTAATGGTAACTATTGAAAAATTAGATGAAGTATACATGCGTGTTTTCGCTGAGCCAAGTATTGAACAAGAAATGGCTGAGTTCTTTACGTATGAATATCCTGGAGCAAGATTCACACCACAGTTTCGTGCAAGACTCTGGGATGGAAAAGTTCGTCTTTATGACCAAGTAAGAAAAACTCTTTACATTGGTTTGTTGAATTATGTTCAAGAGTTCTGCGAGCGTAATGGTTATCCATTAACATTTAAAACAGAAATCACAACGAGCAACGGCATCACTCATGAACAGATTGAGCAGTATGCTGCATCGCTAAATCCACATGGTCGTGGTAAACCTATTGAGATTCGTGACTATCAAGTTGAAGCAGTAAAGACTGCTCTCGATAAAGAGCGGACACTCCTATTATCTCCGACTGCTTCAGGAAAGTCATTTATAATTTACACCACCCTACGTCATCATTTAGATGCAGGTAGAAAGTGTATCATTATTGTTCCAACAACATCTCTTGTTGAACAGTTGTATACTGACTTCGAAGACTACTCATCTGCCAATGGTTGGAAAACATCTGCACACGTACAAAAATTATACAGTGGCTTTACAAAAGAATTCACTAAGGATGTTTTAATCACAACTTGGCAGTCAATATACCTACAACCAAAATCTTGGTTCAAACAATTCGATGTTATCTTTGGTGACGAAGCCCATCAGTTTAAAGCGAAGTCTTTAACGACTGTCATGGAAAAGATGGACAGCATTCGTTATCGTATTGGAACTACAGGTACACTTGATAACAAAAAGATTCATCGTTTAGTTCTTGAAGGTATTTTTGGACCAGTCCATCGAGTAACTACAACCAAAGCGTTGATGGACTCGAACAAACTAGCTAACCTAAATATAATGTGTGTGATTCTGAAATACTCAGAAGAGGTTCGTAAAGCAAGAAAGAACAATACCTACCAAGATGAAATGGATTTCATTGTAGGATTCGAACCAAGAAATAAATTTATACGTAATCTAGCGATTAAATCAACTGGTAATACTTTAGTGCTTTTTCAATACGTTGAAAAGCATGGCAAGATTCTATACGAGTTAATTAAGGACAAGGTACATACAAATCGAAAAGTATTTTTTGTATATGGTGGAACTGATGTTACGGATCGTGAGTCGATTCGTCATATCACAGAGGGTGAAAGCGATGCTATTATTATTGCTAGTTTTGGTACATTCTCCACTGGCATCAACATACCGTCTATCGAGAATGTCATTTTTGCATCGCCAAGCAAGTCCAAGATTCGTAACTTGCAAAGTATTGGTCGTGGATTAAGAATGAAGGATGGCAAGACTACTTGTAATCTTTTTGATTTGGCAGATGACCTGCATTGGAAGTCTTGGAAAAACCATACTCTAAATCATGCAGCAGAGCGTTACAAAACGTATGCTGAAGAAGATTTTAAGATTAAAATAGTAGAGGTGGAATTATGTTAAGTGGTAACGAGTTATTTGTAATTCTAAAACTTGTTTCTGGTGAACAAGTCATGGCAGTCTTACGTTCTGAAGATGAGATGTTTATTGAAGTTGAATCACCAATGTGCATTCGCACCATCCCTGTTCTTGCAACAAACAAAGAGCATATCACTGCTCATCCTCTCTGTCAATTTACTGACGATGTAAACTACGTATTAGATAAAAAAGATGTGATGTTCATTAAAAAGATGCACCACATTTTCATTCCTCATTATTTGCGAATCGTTAAAGAACATGAGGAGTTAGGTCTGATGGATACAAACGAGAGAAGAACTGCAGAAGATCTTACTTGGGAAGAGGAACAGATAGAAGAGAATTTTACTACCTTCGTTGAAGGAAACGATACGATAAACTAATCTATCACTCATAAACCCTAACACAGTGATTATGTCTCAAGACAAATAAAAAAGCAAATATATTTTAGTAGCAATATTGCAGACAGATAAAACTTGTCTTATGCATGAAGTTGATGTATACTTATGAATAACTTGAACTATAAGAAGGAAACCGCATGGTATGGCACATTATGTAAACAACAAAGATTTTCTAGATGCAATCATTGAGATGAAACGCAAGGCGAAGGAAGCAGAAGAACTTGGCTTACCTAAACCAATCGTTAGTAACTACATCGGTGAGTGTATTCTAAAGATCGCCACGCACCTGTCATAC